TTATTGAATAAGGTAATTAGGTTAGTAGCTGGAGTGCCGATATTCTCAATAACCCCGCCATTGGTATAAAGAATGTCATTACCAATAATTGAGCTATCGGCTAAAGTATCTGTTATTGTAACATAGTCGGAAGAGGTTGAGTTGACTACTGGTGCCGAGTTCGCTGCCGAGATAGCATAATAGACTTGTTGTGCAGTACTCCATCTGTAGAGTCTGATTCTTACTGGATTAGCCGTCTTATACGTCAGCCTTAGTGTTGGCACGTTAATTGTATTCTTATTTGTGGAAGTTCCACTACCCGATATATCCTCTTTTACTGGTATAGAGGGGGCGCTTCTATGAATATTACCTTGATTATCGGACCATTCATAGACAGCCACATAGTAATAAATCTGTGCACTCAAATTGCCAGTGGTCGTGGTAGTGGAAACTTCCACATTTTCTGGATAAAGATGGAAGTTATGTTCACCTAGAGTATAGCCATCATAATGCCAAAGGAATCCGCCTGATAGATGTAGGCCATTACCTATTTCTGCTGTAGTAAGAGTATCCGGGTTTAGATCAAAGTTGACAAAATTAATACCAGTTTGAGAATAAACTGCATTATTATTGACTGCATTTTGGCTTAAGTTTACTGAGGATATTGAGTCCTTAAATAAATAAGCGATATTGACCATTGAGTCATCAACTAAAGCTGAAGGTAATGGACAACTGGAATAGTAACCTCCGCCATTCTGATAAGCTATCTTTGCTACTACATTAGAGCCTTTAAGTAAGAAGTAGGAATTCTGGTTAGTTGAGTTATAAGCACCTAGCAGATAGATAGAGCCATTGTATATAAATGCTTTTGATCCTAGACCTAAAGACCTAATGAGTGTAGTCGTAGAACTAATACTGCCCGCTTGTGTAACTGTCAAAGTTTTAATCAGATTAGTATTTATGCTGCCGTCATATCCATATGTATTAGATTTCTCATAAAACACACTGCATATGCCATTTTGGGCAGCTGAAGTAAGGTTTAATACACCTGAATCTGAGATTATGGTAGTTGGAGCTAATACTGTGGCTAATATCTGATTTACGGCGAATATGCCCCCAGTATTAGTACCTGAATTCCAATATGACACGTAAATAACAGGTGTAGAACCAGTTGTATCCGCACACAAGGATACTTGAGTAGCTATCTGAGAAGTCTTTGCTACTGTATTATGTTGGGTGAGGGTAGAATCTAAATAGGTAATTCTTACTGCTCCACCTCCATCTGTACCATTCCAAGCTAAATATAAGTTGCCATTGGCCACTACGCCATCGAAGTTAGGTCCGCTATTAGAGTACTGGGTAGAAATGTCTACATTGGAGATAGGGGATGTGGGGTTATAGATATTAATAGCTGTATATTGTAAATGGTTTGCTGTAGTAGATAAGTAAACTATTACAAAGAAATTGCCTAATAGAAATACCCTAGGTGCTGCATTAGCTCCAGTTAACTGTGTGGGAGCTACTATATTCTGTCCTGTAGTTCCATCTATGATTGCATAATAAAAGTTACTGGAATTGGTATAAGTGACACAAACAAAGCCATTTTGAGCCTTTACTGCATCCGGGGTTGATTGGCTCGTATTTGACCGTATAAGGGGCAATACCGATGTGCTAAGGGGTTGGTATGATCCCTTACTAATCCATTGTCCTATGCCCGTTGCTTGCGCGTATAATGTGGGTCCTATAGCTATTAGGTTATTATTGAATGTAGTTAGAAATGAAGATGTAGAATTTGGGAGTACAGATAATTGACCAAATCCATTTCTTTTAGTCAATAACCCATCTTGGTTATAGACTATATTCTGAAGTAAGGAAAATTTATTAAATGGAATTTGAAATGGATCAACCTTAGTCTCCATTCCAGCTGAGAAATTAAGATTTAGAACCTGTTTAGTCAGGCTCATAAATTAAGACCTTTTACCTATAGCTATTAAGAACATAGTTCCAGGGTTAGAAGCACCTTGCCACAAAATGGTAACACTAGAAGAAGAGATGCTAGTTATAACCGGGGCGCCGGCTGCTGAGGTATTAGATAATGCAGAAACAGAAGGGATATCTGCAAATGATGTAGAAAATGTAATGGCCCATGATTGGCCAGTTATATTTACAGATGCGATACCTTCACCCGAAGAAATGGCCCCCCCATTATCAATGCCCGCCCTAATAATAGCTAAATTATTTGATGCATTAGTATTAGCTACCACTGGCAATTGACCATTAACTTCCGTAGCAGAAGGTAAATTATTAGATGCTGTAACAACTCCAACATTACTAATTTGTAATATTGATTCTGAACTGGGATTAGAGGGGGATACAATAGAAGCACTTATATTCCCAGAAGTATCCATAGTTAAGAAACTTGTAGCGGCAGGCAAAGAAGGTAGAGTAATGGAATAATTAGACCCCATTGAATTGGGGGGATTAAGAGTTAAAGCTTTACTATTTGCAGTTAAATTTCTAATTAATATACTGGCGCAGTCAAGATTTGCTGAAGTATTTGCAGCAGATTGCCATACAAATGTACTATCCGCAGATACATATGCAGCACTAGCGGGAGAAGTTAGGTTAGATATAGATCCAGGACTTCCAGCCACACCACCTGATTGAGTAATTCTAACGTTGTTACCATTACCATCTATATAATATAAATCAACACCAGTTACATATAAACAATCTAAGTCTGAGGATCCTGCTGGAGTGGAGTTTTGAACTTGTAATCTTAAAGTCCTAGCTGCAGTTAAGTTATTGCCATTTAAAGATAAATCAGCATTAATATTTAATCCTGATACTGGGATTTGTACTCCTAATCCAGGCGTATGATTATGGCCGTCTATTATAGTTAAGCAATTATTTACATCTGTGGCATATTGAGGGCCAGATTCACTTCCAACTACTGGAACTGGCATTAACATGTTACTTGAAGTAGTTGTTGGCATACTATAGAACCTCCAAGTCCACACTTACTGAAGCGGAACTATTTAAAACTAATGTGACGTCCGGATGTGCATTGGTATCTTGTTTGTCATATATAGTGGCTGCAGATCTAATTCTAATTATTCTCCAGCCTGTAAGTGTGCGATTTAACATATGATTTATGGTATTATCACCTGAACTAAGCTGTACATTTTTAAGAATAATGCTTTGAATAGATGGGTTTTTGATAATAGGATTCAAGACAGATGCCCATTTAGATTGCATAAGCATGAAGTTTTGATTGTCGTCTTTATAAATAGCTAGCATTTACCATCCTGCTTTAAAATTGCCGCCTAAACCTGACATACCCCATGGATCCGCATTTCTAGTATCAGAGATAGTATCTGGTTGACCTTCATCCCTATCTGCTGCAGTTTCTTCAATTCTCTTTTTAAGGAATAATAATTCAGCATCTAACTTAGAAGTATCTGATTCTTCCTTATCTAACGCATACTTAGCTGCTCTACAGATTACGTATTGAAGCCAGCCGGAAATACCGATTGTGGTTAAATCTTGGTCTTGAAGTAAGGAGTCTAGCCTTGGAATATACCAAAGTTGGATAGTCTGGTTGGCTGAAGGCGATGGAATGAACTCTATCTTATTGCCCATCACCCTATATCTGAGATTAAATACTCCGTATAGAGTGCTATTGGTATTGGGATAGATATACTTATTTCTATCTATGAAATTGAACCTTTTAATAGTGACAAAAGACGACGTAGATGTGGCATTAACCGATAGATCTACACCTAATAGCTTATAGTATGGTTTAGGGGTAAATGTCTGTCCTGAGGCATTTGTGAACGTATTAGTGCCATTTGGGAGATCAAATTGGAAGTTTACACCATCTGTATTAAATCTAGCTGCCGGGGCCATGAAATAGTCTTCATAAGACGTAATAAGTAAGTCATAAAGCTCAAACATGGCTAGATTGATATAGTCATTCCATTCTGATTTAGTTACAAAGTTAGAATTAACTCTATCAGCCTTTTGTTGAGACATAAGTCTTAATTGACCTAAACTCATTTCCCCTTGAACTGCAGAGACTATGGATAATGGGGATGAGAAGATTCCTGTACCAGAACTATTAACTCCAGCTATTTGGTACCAATACTGAATGCCATTAGTTACAGAAGTATCTAAATATTGTGGAAGAGTTAAACCTGTGATTAGATTAGAGAAATTGACTCCATCTGTAGATCTTTGAACTGTATAACTTGTAGCACCTGCAGATAAATCAGCTGCCACAAATATATTCGAATTGCCTTGAGATATGTAAAAATTCTGTGGAGTAGAAGGAGTAGCCATATATAATACCTATTTAATAAGGTATTGGGGGTAGATCTTTACCCTACCCCCAAACTTTAAGAACTATTACTGAACCTGGCTATCGTTCATTAGCAGTTCAATAAACATCGTAGAGCCGCTAGCTGGATCTGTTGGAATCAAAGTTGTAGTAGATGAGTCTGTATCAGCTAAACATTGGAATGTAATAAAGCCACCAGAAAGAGGTACAGCCGGTTGGTTACTAAGCATAAGATTGGGGTCACCGACGATTTCTACTACCCTAATGCCTGATTTTCCGATTGCTTTAACCGTACCTGATCCCGTTCCAGCACCTGTGGCAGCAGCCTTAAAGACTTGCCCTACGGCAGCTGTAATACCGGAAGGGAGGCCTAAAGCTACCCAGTCAGCCTGTGTAGAAGTACCTAGAGTTACGATTTGATATACAGTGCCGACTGAAAGAAGAGCGTCCGACGCATCTACAGCCAATGCACTACCAGTTACTGGCGATTCAAAATTTACTTTAAATCCTAAGAAAGATGCATAATTATCCTGTAGTTGCAATCTATATGTCCCGGCCGAAAGGCGAGTAATGGATGCAATACCGCCTAAGGAATTGGCCAGGGTAGGAGCTCCTGTAGAG